TTAGGCAATCAGGGGGCTGTATTTTGCTTTTAAAACGTTTGTTTTTTCAGCAGTTCCGGTGAACTGTGTTGCCTGCCCGCTGGTCCCGGTGTTGGGGTGTGTGTGGCTGGCGCATATCTGCGCCAGTTCGCGCACTACGTCCAGCGTGTCGGTCAGCAACGTCAGGACGTTTATGTCCTCACTGCCCAGCTTAACGGATGCTCCGACTAACTCCTGCGCGGCGGCAACACTTTTACGTATGCCGTTAATTTTCTCTGTTAGCGCTCCGGCCACGGTGAGATCAACATTACCTTTGACATTGTCTTGCAGCCTGCCGCCGACGTCGCGTTTTACGTTCTGGCCAACACTGACAGAATTGTCCTTGCTGCAAGTTACAGTCAGGTTGCCGGACGTGCCGATGCTGTAATCTCCCTCGCTTATATGTACAACCGCACCGGCCAGAAGTGTTGCCGTTCCCAACACGGTTGTTTTATCCGTTGCCTGGACTGTCGTTTCACGGGCAACCAGTTTTCGCTTTTCATCATCTGCGGTCACTTCCCGCGTCATGGATGTTTCGCTAATTGTCTGGTCAGTCTGGCGCACCCAGTCACCAGCCACAGTCACGCGCTGTGATACGCCATCGCGCTGTTGCTGTAATTGTTCGCCAGGCTTCACCGCTGGCAGGCTATGCCCCTGCGGCATGATCTGGCGAATAAACGGTTTATCCTGTCGCCCCTCCACAAAACCAACTTCAACCAGCGTGCCAGGAGGGGGAAACTGAAACATTCCCGACTCACTACCGGCCATTGGAACCGGCAACGGTACAGCAGAGTAAACCGGCGTATTTGCCGCCGCGTTACCGTCCTCATCCAGTAGTTGCAGGTCCACAGCGTAGCGCGGGCGAAATGGGTCTGCGATATTTCCCCCGGATACATCCTCGCTTGGGGCTTCAACCCTGGCGAGTTTCGGCAAATGCAGCCCCGAAGCCAGCTCTGGGTAAACGCTTTCTATCTGGCGCTGAATCGGTGATTTCTGCAAAGGCTTTCCGGTTACCTTATTGCGGGGCAACCATGTGATAGTCATGTCGTCGTTATTAAGCTGAACCTGGCTTAGTCGCTGGCCGTTAACCTCAACTCCGGGGCGCAGGCTCTGGATCATTGGCACAACCATTGAATTACCGGCAGCGGATGCCTGGCTAAATTCATGCGGGATCTCCACGGGCTTTCCGGCAAAAAGGCTATGCTCAGCAGCGCCCGTAAAGACAGCCCCGTCCGGCAACTGATACCAGACGTAATCTGTTATTGAGAATGCGCGGCCCAGGCTAGCCAGTAGCTGGTAACCGGTGCCGCTGTGGGTGAAGTGGGGGATCGGCTTATCAGCATAAGCCACACCGGCAGGCGGTGCGATAGTTAATCCGCTTTGTTCGGTCATCCAGTCAGTGATCTGGCGCAATGTGGGATGCTGGAACGAACACGGCCACAGCTTATCGAACACGCCGACAAGCTCACGGACGAATAAACGGCATGTGCCATTATCGGCAGGCTGCGAGCGCTCAACGTACCCGGTGAACCAGCGAAGGACCAGACCGTCATAACCCACATCGACCCGAACAACCTTGCCGGTGTAATCCGTTTCAGTGCTGGCCGTAATGAATCCGCGCCCGCATGCGTTCAATTCCAGCACGATATTACAATCCACCATGTGGATCGGGTCGCTGGAAAGAAAAAGGCGTTTGATTGGTTTCATGATTTACCCCAGCGCATCGTTGACAGGTTTCAGGACTTTTTCTTCAAACCAACTCATTTTGTCCGCTGGTTCGTCGGCGGCAGTAGCGCCACCTTTGCCCGCTGTACCGGTTTGTTTAGTGCTGGCGGTTGCATTTCCCTTTCTGGCCTGGCGCTTTTCCGGCACGCTGTTTTTTTCACGCAGCGTAAAACTAACCTGCCAGGCGAGGCGGTCCTCCTGGGGAACGGCATCAATCTGACCGGTGAAAGTGGCTTCGCGGAAGTTGATCGCAGTCGCTGTGGCGTTGGCTACGCGATACGTTTTCAAGGCTCCGCTGGCCTCGGTAGCGGATGCCAACTGGAAAAGACGCTGCAAAACCGCTTCGTCATCAAATGTCACCAGACCCGACACGCGCAATTCTTTGGCTTTGATGCCCTGTTCGGAATTGGTCGTGCTCGATGTCTGCCCGGACTGGTCTTTTTCCTGAAATTGCATCGAAGGTGAAACCAGCATGTTTTGCATGGTAATCCCTTCGCCGTTAAGCGCCAGTAGCGCGGTCTGGCTCATGGATCATTTTTCCTAAGTCTGTAAGTGAATCGCCGATAAATAACATTGCCGCTGTATGTACAGCGGTAGTGCGCGGGATGTCTTTAAGTAGCTCCACGGCGGCACCGCGATGGGGGCCGCTGTAAGAGAAAGACAAGATCTCAGCGCTGGCCCCTTTCAGGTCTTCCAGTGACTCGCTGACCGATTTCAGCAGGCTTGCCCGGTCACGAACAAAACCGGAAATCTGGTTTTGTAGCTCTGTAACACTGGTTGGCAAGGCGGCTGCAAGCTGCGCGGCGGCGATCCTTTGGGCATTGACGGCTAAACGGCTAGTCGATACGGACAACGGGGCCGCAGCCGGTAGCAAGCTGGCTTTTGAAGGTAACTGCATTTTAACCGTAGCCAGTTCCGCAGCAGCGGCGGCCATTCGTCCAACCTGTGTAAATACGGGGGTCGGAAATACCGTCGCAAGATTGTTCAGGGATTTCATAAACGCGGCGTGGGTATTTTCTGCAACCATCATGATGATCACGTCACCGCTTCCACTACTGGATGTCAGCCTGCCCGCAAGATATCGAAGCGCATTGGCTGGGCTGAGGTATCCGCCAGAATCGGCAGACTGACCCAGCCCATAGACCCACGGATGCGCCGGAATGATTGAGCAACTCAACGACGCCATATCATCGGCAATCTTAATAACCGATTCCTGCCACATTATTGCGGCACCTCCGGCCAGTTAACGGGTAATATCGTGGTGTCCAGACTTTCCAGTGCGTCGATATAATCCAGCCAGATATTTAGCGTATTTAGTTGCTCATCCGTCAGCATGCGTCCGGTCAGTAATTTGGTCTGAGGAACAACAATTCGCTCTTTAGCTTCACGCAGCAGTCGATCACGATTTTCCTCAGCCTGTAGCTGTAATTCTTCCTGGCTATAAACAAAAGGAACTATTTTTTTACCATCAAATATCCAGCGCGTGCCGGGTTCAAAAAATGCTGCCGGTACACTGGCTTTCCGAACTTCGGCCACAGATAAATTTTCCGGTGCCAGCATGGAAACATCCCAGGACGCGGCAACAATATTCCCTTTTTGGTCGAACATAAATTTCAGACTGGTAGGCGAAAAATTATCCTGAGATTCATACCAGTCGTTACCGTTCTCATCGGTAAATACCATGACCGGAATATCACCAATTTGTTTTGTTGTAGCGGTAAAATTTTTCATTAACATCATGTGAATTATCCTTATGCGTAGGCCGCAGTAACCCAGGAACCACCATTAATCTGGTATTGAAGCGGACGAAGACGCATCCAGTAATTAGAACTCCCCCGGTCAGCCCATGACGTCATGACACCGCCTGTCATGCGCTCAGTGTTGCTTCGCTCGTTATATTCAGTTGATGCCCCGAAACGAATTCCGGTTATATAGCTTCCCTTGGCCTGATAACGGGCATCACTTTCAGCTTTTGTATAAGCCTGACCAGCAGGGGTGTAGTTGCCTTTTGGCTGGTAGCGTGCGTCAAAGTTAGCGTAGTTGGGCGGGATAAACTGTCCTGACTTATCAAACGTAAATGATTTTCCAGCGGTGTCGCTTTTGGACAGATAGAACACCTGGAAATTTCCTGCGTTGATTATCGTTCCTAGTGACCAAGTGCCTCCGCCTTGGGTGAATCGTTGTTTTAGAATTGGATAAAACTTTGAAGATGATGTGTCATTTATCAACTGAAAAAAAGGCGCTAAACTTCCACTGTCATTCTGTGAAGCATATGAGCCCGCACCAACAAAGTGGCCGTTAATTGCACCAGGGCAGGTCAGCGTTCCATCCTCACCAAACACCCAGTCCCCTGAATTAGTGGTATTCCCTTTGTCTTTATTGGGGGTCGCGCAATTAATTCTGATGCCAGGGCGACGAGTCGGGCTATCAACACCATCTTTAAAAATGTAACCGTCAGTAGCCCAGGTGCCATCATTTTTGAGGTACTCGAAACGAACATGGCGGTTTGCGAGGTTACGAAAAAAGTGATCCCCGGTGTTAATGATTCCCGGAACCGTCAACGCCCCCGTCATAGTGTCGCCTGTTTTGGCAACCGCACCAATATCACCGGGAGTGGGTTTCTGAAATTCAGTATAAATTTTCCCCCAGCGCCCGAACACCCCTTGAGGAGTTGAGCCACAAACTCCAAGAACAGGAGCCTGTCCGCCCTGCTTTGCAATAATATGAACCTGTGAGCCAGAGTCGTACCCGAAGCTAATCAGCGCAGCGTTTCCATATGTAGGCTCAGTCTGTACGCCGTAAAATCCATTGCGCAGAGGTTTTATTGCATCAGCACCCGCAATCATATTATCTGTGCCGTATCCACCGAGACTCATCCAACCGACGATTGGCACACGCCCCGCTGTGGTATCGGTCTTAGATGTAACAATATCTTTTTCCGAAGCGCTCCCAAGACTGTTTTTTACTTTCGTCAGTTCATCGTTTACCGCCTTGACTGCTTTTGGCGTTGCAGCAAGGGATTCAGACGCACTATCTACCGCGCTACTTAGTTTTGTGAACCCTTTTTCGGTAGTGGTAGCATCAGGGTGATTGCGTGATTTTTCATGTTCTTTTAATGCCTGGTCATCCAATCCACCGACAGGACGCAGATCGGTAATATTCCCGTTAGCGTCAATGCTCGCCAGCGCAAACACATAATGCTGGACTCCACCTTCCACATAATTGGAAAGGTTCGCGGCCACTGTGATTTTGCTCTTGACTGTCCATACACTTGTTAACGTTCCAGCCCATGAAACATCCAGCCAGACTTTTACCGGCTTCGTTGATACAGCAATGTTCTGGTTTGCGAGTAGCTCAGTGCGTAACCCGGCAACGTAGCCCGCACCTTTCGTCACAAAATACTGGGTGTTGTTTTTACCAACCAGGTAGCCGGTATCAAAAAATGCGGCTGCACCATACAGATCAATATTCTCCACACGCTGGCGCTCATCCATTGAGGCCAGGCGGGCCGTAAAATCAATCTGCCAGGTCTCTGCTGGCGTGGTGATGTTGGTTGCCGCTTCTGCGCCGCTGTACTCCATCAGCATGGAACGCACCAGGACGTTACCCTGCTGGCCGCTGGCATTTTTGATTTTTCGCTGCGTCGGCGCGTGGATAATCATTGCCAGCGTGCCGGTCGCTTTATTTACAAGCCCGATCCAGTTGAAGTCAAAATCCCCGACATCAGCGCCCAGCGTCACGGAATAGACAACGGAATCACCGTTAATCACACCGGACTTACTGACCGCCTGGCGGTGGACAATCTTATCCGCGGGTGGCGTGGTTTCGGTGTCATCAATCGGTTTTTCGATATCCAGATCAGGGATAAAGGCGAAAATAAATTCATCCAGCGTGACAGGCTTGTTATCTACAGCCTGCTGCGCTTTCCATTCCACAAATGCTTTTGTAATTACGGCCTGTGACATAATTTTATTCCTACAGCAAACTGGCGCTATATGTCGCGCTTGATTCGTTTGTTACATCGCCCAGTGTGGCGGGCCAGCAAACATAGTCGCCCTGATACCAGCCAATATTGATATGCACCGGCAGGGTGGTGATCACTTCGAAGCGATACCGGCGACACGTCCGGCCATACTTGCGAATAATTTCTAACAGGAGATCACTGTTATCTGAGATCTGACTGTCTGTGACCCTGACCGTGATGACATCCCAGTCCATGCCCTCCTGACGTTCCTGAATCTCGACATACCCGATCCCCAGCCGCTCAAAAATGGCAATAAATCCCGCCACCTCTCCGGCCTGCTGCGCGTTGATGAACGCATAACTTACGCGCTTGCGATACAGGTCGAGAGGCTCGCCCCTGAAACGGGTAATATCCCGCTCCCAGGCGATAAGGTTTAACAGTGGCTCCGTGCAGGTCAGCGGATCAAACTGTTTAAGCGGCCAGGTGATCCAGCCGTAGACCAGTGACCAGAATTTCACACAGGCCCGCAGCAGCCTGGCGGGGTCGCCTCGGTCCATCCATGTGGGGAGTTTCAGACCGGCCAGCTTTCGGGAAAACTCAGTCATTCACGATCTCCACGGTAAGCCCGGCCAGACGTGGCACAGACAGCTCACTGACAATATCGGTCAGGGAAAAACTCAGCGAATCCACCACCGGAAACGCCTTATGGATTTCTCGCCCAAGGTTTGAAAAAGAGAAGCGCCCATAAGGCCACGTTTTTTTCACGTCATAATCGGCATTCTCGCGAAACGCGCAGCGGATCAGGTTTGTTATGTTGTTCTTTAATGCGCTCAGGGCTTCCGGCTCCATGTTTTCAATGCTTTCCACATACACCGTGACCGCCAGCGTGTGGCTGGTTTCCGGCATGGCGAAACACTGCATGTCGTCACCATGCCCGTGGTGACCCTGGCTATTCACATAATCGTTAACCGCATCAATAAAGGGCTGCGAAGCTTCACCGCTATCCAGTAATAAATAGGCGTTTGCTGTACCCGGTCCGCGTGGGGCGTCGTGCAAAAAGAAGATGCGATCCACGCTCAGGCCCACCACACCCGCAATCATGCTGCGGTAGATGGCGTCCGTGTGATAACTGCCAACCAGGTTAAACTGATTGCGGGCGCGGTCGCGTAGCTCGTCGTCGGACTCCTCATTTGCTCCCGGCGTCACTAACCAGTCTTCCTCATTCACTGCGCTGGCAATTCCCGCGACGGCGACCGGCAGAATACGGTAGTAACCTGGTGCAAGGTTATAACCGCTGCCGCTGCCTGTTGCCGCGACCGGCACAAGACCACTTTCAACACCTTCCGGTAACGTCGTGTCTTCTGTGACGGCCAGCGAATACACCACCCCGTTGATGCGTTCGGTTTGAACTATCGTTCCGGCAGGTACGACAGTCTCATTATCCGCATTCTCTTTATAGAATCGCAGCACCCCAGCGGCAGGACTGGCGGGCTTTGCTTCAATATTCACAGCCCAGGCCAGGAGGCGCAGCATTGGCCCTGTAGCTGTCGCAACGAACATATTTTGCAATACCACGTTGATTAACGCGTCGCGCAGCCACATCACCGGGGTAGTGACAATTTTCGCAATCAGACGCCAGAAAGGGGACATTCTCGACGTATTGGTGACGAACCCTTCCGCCTCAACGGTTTTCTTGAAAATCGCCGTAGCTTCGGCCTCTGTTGACGGCATGCCGCTGTCATTCAGTACCTGCTCAAAATCGACGTTTGGTTTCTCAGTCATAATTAACCTCAGTTCCCACGCTGCCGAACTCATAGGTTTCTGCGGTGACGTAAAGCCTGGTGAGACTTTCTTCGGTGATCACCACCGTGCCAGGGATCAGACGTTCATCGCTTTCCACCAGAAGGGAAAGCTGTGTCAGCACATCACCGCGCATCGTTGGACTACGTTCGCCTATCAGGCGGGTGGTAACACCACTTTCCAGAATGCTGTGAATGATGTCCTGGGCGATGCTGTCACGGTTGTTACAACGTTGCGGCTCGTTGCCGCTGTCCAGCGTGAAATCGCCGTCTGTGATCAGCAGATCGATATAAAGTGGCTCAGTACTCATCCGGCGTTAAGCTCCTGCCATTCGGCCAACTGGGCCGGGGTGATTCCGTTCGGGGCGTTGATATAGGTGTCGCCCCATGTTTTACGGCTATCCACAACGGTTTTGCTGTCAGATTTAACCTGGCTCATCAGGCCCCCGCGTGGGATATCCGCATTGATTTTGTTGCCCGCCAGCAAAGACGGCGCGTTCAGCGCTGGCGGACCAGCAGCACCATCAGAAATAACAGTGGGTGCCGGTATCGCCGACCCGGCAGACGGTGAAACGGTCTTGAGATCGATATTGACGCCGGGGATTTTGTTAAGCTTCTCGGCGATCCAGTTATAGGTAGACGCAAAGGTGTTTTTTAGGACATCAAAAAGCTTACGGAATACACCGCCGATGGTATCCGCGAACCCTTCAAAGGCGGCAAGCGGTGACAGACCAGAGAAGAATTCAACCACGGCGGCCCAGCCGTCAGTGATGGATTGCCAGACGCTGGCAAACACCTGGCCGACCTGCGCGGCTACACTCATCACCCATGCAAAGGCCTCGGTGTTCATCACTGCCGCTTTCAGTTCTTCCCAGTGGTTGACGACATACCAGACACCCAGCCCCAGCAATGCCAGGGCGGCAATAATCAGGGTGATCGGGCTGGTCAGCAGTTGCATGGCCGCACCGGCAAACATGGTTGCCACGCCATACACACGCATGGCAACGGCTCCGGCTTTTAACACGACATTCCAGGCAACCAGCGCGACACGGCAAACACCGGTCCACAGGGCTAACAGCTTCGACTGGATCCACAGTGCAGCCAGACCAATGCGGGTTGTCAGCAGCGACGGACGCAACAAGTTAAGCGTCCATACCAGGGCTTTCCAGGCTCCGCCCAGCACTTTTGCGATTGCACTCAGGCCCACCATAGTGAATCCAAAAATGCCCATCACGATATTCGTTGCCGCACCGGCCAGCCCGAAGGACAGCACGCCCAGGGTGATATAACCCAGCCAGCGGGCAATGTTGGGGAACATTTCCAGCCAGCGGGCGAATTTCGCCCCTACATCGGCAACGCGGTTCATCATCGGTGTAAGGATAGGGATCAGCGTATTGCCCAGCGCGACACGCATCGCGTAAAACGTCGCGACGATCCGTTCCCACGGCTTCGCCATACGTTCGGCCATTTCCTGAGCGCGCTTCATGCCATCATTGCGCCCCAGTTCTGTGATATTGCGGTTTAAAATTGCCTGCTGGCCGTACAACTTTTTGATGACATCAGCACCGCCACCGAAAGCGGCGTCCAGCGCCTGCTGGGCTTTGACGTTCCCTTCAATGCTGGCTCCGTATTTATCTTGCAGCTTTTGCAGGATGTCGCCCATTGGCAGCATTTTGCCGGTTGCATCAACGAAGCTCATTCCCAGTTTTTCAGCCGCAGCCGGTGCGCTTCGCAAAAACTGCTCGTAGATGCCGCTTGACTCAGTGCCCAGGGTGCGCGAGAGGGTGCCCAGCACCGCGAACTGTTCATCCATGCTAACGCCGAAGTCAGCCCCGGCATTTTTGGTGCCCTCGATAAGCTCCTGCATGGTCTGCATTTTCACGCCGAAGTTTTGCACCATGTAGGCCGTTTTTCCGGCCAGTTCTTCGGCAAACCTGACATGACCCAGGCTGGACAGTTCCGAATTGAAACGGGAAGCCATCGCGCCGATATATTCGCCCGCTTCCTCGCCTGTGGCTTTTACGCCTGCCGCCAGAGTGTTGGCCGCCACTGTCACACGTGGCAGATCGGCATCAGAAAGACCAGCCATTGCGCCTTTCATTGCATAACTGGAATTCACCACATCAACCGCGCTTTTACCGTAGCGAATGCTGAATTTAAGCGCTTCGCTGGACAGCCTTTTGAGGGTTTCTTCGGCCACGCCTTTGGCACCCACTTCCGAAAGTGCTGCATTCATTTCATACGCAGGGCCAACCACCCCCGCGATGGACTGGGCAACACCCCAGACCGCCGCCGCACCGATACCGATTTTTGTAAAAGACGCCTGCGATTTTTCGGCAAAGCCAGTCAGCGAAGACTGGGCCGTTTTTAATGGCCGTGTCAGCTTGTCAATCAGGCTCAGCGTAAAATCCAGGTGACTCATATCATCTTCCGTTCAGTGCAATGGCGATGCCTTCCGCCGTTTTGTTCGCCCTGGTTCTGGCGAAATACTCATCCAGCCAGATAGCGCGGGCGATGCTCTCTTCGTCGTCAGGTTCGTGCGGGAGGTAGTAGCGGCGAAGGGCAAGGTATTGCTCCAGTCCGTTCGTGCGAATGGCCGCCACCCGCGCCGCTAGTTTTTTACTTCGATCTCAAGCTTCGGCGAATAAATTTCATTAACCTTTTCGACGATCTGCATTTCGCAGCCTGGGTAATCTTCCATCAGCTTGTTTAAAGCGTCTTTTGACTCAGGATCAACAATGCGGCCCAGATAGGTAGCCATCGGTGCAACCTTGTTGGTCATGGTCATTTCGTTAATCAGGTTGTTATAAGCGGTTTTGTTCGGCTCAAAGCTCAGGCTGACACCGTCTACGGTCATGACAATTTTTTTTGACTTGCTCATTTGGTTACTTCCTTTCGTTGTCGAATGATGCCCACCAGGGCGTTATGTCGCACGGCGCAATCGGCATACATCAGCCGATAGGCAGTTAATGCCGCGTCAAAGTCGTTACCGGTTGGCCCCGCCAGTCTGGGCAGGCTTACCGGGCAAAGGGTTAACTGGTTTTCCTGATAAGGTTCGCTCGGTGCTGGCCGCCATTTCGTTGAACAACCGGACGTAATCATCAGAAGCACACACATTGTTAAAAACCGGTTTAATGGTTTCGGTACGGATAATCCGTTCGGTGTGGATCTCATTGGCTTTTAACTCCGCGAGTTTCTTTTCCAGCGCTTCGCCTGACTGCCGCGTGACCTCCACGACAATCTGGCGGGTTTGCTCTGCCGATTCATTGGCGGCCAGCTTTAACTTTGCGTCATGCCAGTCGTGTGCCTGCCATCCCGCTGACATGGCAGCAATCAGAATTAGCAGTAACCCCAGCAAGTTACGCATCAGCGGACCCCGTTATGCTCAAGGGAAAAGTGATTGCCGTCTGGCCTGCTGAACCGGCCACCCCATGCCCCGCCAATGGACTCCCAGTATTCGCCCAGCGGGCGATAGGCTTCGCTGTCGGTCTGATATTCACCGTTGATAAACAGGTTGAAATCCACGGCCAGGCGCTGGGTGTGCAGGCTGTTTGCAATCCCACTGCCTTTTTTGGCATTCAGCGCGGCCTGCTCTGGCGTGCGGTACGCCTCGCCAAATGTCAGGCGGTAGCCTTTTTCCTCCGCGAAGTGGATCAGATTTGCGATCATCACGGTGAAAAGCTGTTGTTTCTCACTCAGTTTCATGACGTTTGCTTCCCCATCGTTTAATCCAGTATTCCGCGAGGCGCTTTAAACCGGCCTCGATAAAGGCGCTCCCCAGGATGCCCAGGGCGCAGGCAATGCCCACGACAACCAGTTCCGGCATATCCGGGAATTTCAGCAGCGGGATTGCGGCAAGCGGGGCCACCGCAGCCCCCAGAATCATCCGCCCGACCAGCAGGCGGGTTGTGATCTGCTCACTGCTGACCATCAGTTGCCCCAGACCAATCACGGCCCCAATCAGCAGCAACTTTGCCAGTAGTGACGTTTCTCCATTTGGCATCGTGTTAACCTTTCAGATCGCGAGTGTCGCGGGCTGACAGGTAAGGCACGCCGTCAATCGCTACAAAATCGGGGCTGGTCACCATGAATTTAATTTTCTTCGTGGTCTTGCTGGCCTCGTTGGGGTTGATGTTCACGATGTCAGACAGCGCAGGCACGCAGCCGAACACCTCGATTTTTTCTTCGTCGTCTCCGGCGTTGGCGTAGAACAAAAAGTCCTTTGCCGGGATACCGCGCCACGAACCGGCAGATCGGGCCACAGCGGTAAACTTTTTAAAGTTCTGGGAATCGACTTCGATTTCCACGTCCGCCGAAACTGACCCTTTTGTATGTCCGTTCGGTACGCCGCGTGTTTGCGCCACGGCGCTGTTATCGGTGATCGTAACGGTGGCGTTTTCGACGTGAATCATGATCCCGTCATAGTTCACATCAAACGATCCGCCGCTAATGCGCTCTCCACTCATTGCTGGCTCTCCAGTGATGTATCCAGTTCGATGCTGACGCCGATTTCTTTCGCACTCTCATACGGTCGAACAACAATAAAAATTTGCACCGCAACGTTACTGGTCCAGGTGATAGTGATGTCGCCCTCTTTTGGCGGTTTCACTTCTCCGGGGAATTCGACCCCGTTGATCTGCGTGGCAATCGACATTTCACGCAGCGGCTTACCGAAATAGGTCTCATGCGCCGCAATACTGCCTGGTGTGCTGTTCAGCGAGCGATCCGCAATCTTGGGAATGGCTCGCAAACGGATTCGGCGGGAAGCCTTATCCACGACGCGGACGTTTTCGATTACCTGATAATCGCCGCCCTCAACATCCAGCGTGCGACCGTCTGACCAGTAAATGCCGTCATAGTCGTGATACCACATCGGCACGCTGTATCGGCTGACCTGAAGTGATTGCAGGACGGCCAGATCCAGCACTTCGCCGGTGCCATCTTTCGGCAATTCATCACTCCCCAGGGCCGTGACTGCCCCCGTTGCCACACGGGCCGGACTATCGGCCACCGTCACCGAACGGTTGCACAGGCGACCCGCCAGGACGCCGGGTTCGTTACCCCACAGACGCGGTGTAAGCTGTACGCCTGGTGATGCAATCCCATCCTGTAGCGCCGTCAGCCTGGTCACATAATCAGCCCATGACTCTGCCTCTGCCGGACCACCCACAGACAGGACAAACCAGACGAAACGACCAAATTTTGCCTGTAGCGTTGAACGCATTTCTGTTGCGCGGTTAATAGTGGCTTTTGTTGATGCATCGAATGCCAGGACGACCCCTTCCGTGGATGCCACGTTCTGGGCCACCGTGACAGCGTTCATCCAGTCCGCGTCCTGCTCGTAGTCCGGTGCCTCCGTATCTGGCTCCGGCAGTACATGAACATAGGCAAACCAGTTCTGACCGGCGTTATTGGCGGCAGCAGCCACAACCCGTTTTAACAGGCTGTCGCTGTCACCCAGCGCCTTATCCAGATCGGTTCCGGTGTTAACCGGCTGGGTTTTGCCGGTGTTGGTGTCGCCATAACCCACAAACAGGACAACGCGTTCGATATCGTTCGTTGTGCCGTTGTAGCGGTTTTTCTGACTAACTGTGACTGTCGGCCAGGTCATTTTTACCCCCTGATATCCTGCGCGTTGACATCCCAGCCGAAGCCGATTGCCTGCATTTGCCGCGCAATGATTTGGTTAAATTCATCGTTACTGACTCCCAGAAAGACGCGCCCCGGAATGTCTATGGTCCATGTGCCCTTGGCTGGCGTACCTTTAAGCTTTCGGATTAATAGCCCCGCCTGCGCCATGCTCATGGTTTCCATGATTTGTTTGCTGGACGGCTTCACCCAGCGTTTGCCCTTGCGGACTTTGTACCCCAGCGCCCGCAGACGCTTTGCCTGACGCGGTAATGCGGGCTGGTTTGCCTGCGGTTTGCGCGGGGCGGTGTTGGCTTTCATCTGGATCCGCGCACCGTCCTGCTGGACGGCACCGACCAGACCCGCCGCGACGGGCTTGTTTCCGTTGCGGTAGTTTCCGCCCTTGAGATAAACCCTGACGCCCTGAATTTCGGGCATTTCCCGCACGGCCAGCAGTCTGGGCAGACCCTTAAGCATTTTCCCTTTGCCGCGCTTACGCGGTGCCCACGGCGTGCCATCCGGGGCCGCCTGCTGGCGCTGGTGACGTTTGGCCGCTGTGATAATGCCCAGCTTTGCCACGCGCCATAAAAGACGCTGCCGCTTGCGCGGGGGAAGATCGGCTTGGGCCAGCTTTTCACGCATCAGCTTTAGCTGTTGCTGATTTAGCTCTCCACGGATCACGATGCATCACCGATATGGACAATGACTTCGGCGTCCTCTGCGACCCAGATTTCCGGGTTGACGATATCCCACGTTTTATCCCTGAACGGGATCGGGCCGTCTGCCACTTCACGGATGACCACCGGGTCAGCCAGTCCGATGACTACATCAAGGATGCACGTTCCCTCGTCGTCGAACTCCGGGTCCACGGTCGGATCGGCTAATTTCAGCTCGTCGCGCAGCTCGTTGGCGTGCTCATCCACCCAGGCCAGCACCAGGGCGTAAATCAGGCCTGGCGAATATTTGCGAAACGGGAAGTTATCCCATGACAAGCGGGCGCTGTATGTCAGCACGCCGATCCGCCGCTGGCCGTTCCCCAGCGCTTTTGCACTGCGGACCAGTTCGCAATCATCCATTGAACTGGAAAACATCTGCATGGCATCGTGTGGCAGGTTTGCCGTGATAAACGCCGTCAGGCTTTCCAGTTGGCTCATATCAAATGCACCCCTACGCGTGGCTGTTGCAGCATGTTGCGCATCACGTTGGCCGCTTCGGCCAGCAGGTTGGCGCGGGTGTCCAGGCTTTCCTGTCCCGGGTGTGACTCACGCCGTCCGATGGTGGCGAACTCGCCCAGCAAGTCGGCTTTGGCGCGGGCGTATACCGCTTTTTTGTACTGGGCTGTTAACTGAGTTTCGCCTCCCAGCTTTGCGCCCGGCACGTCGGCTGCCCGTTCGCATCCTTTCCCGTTCCAGTAGGCCACCACGTCGGCCAGCGTCGTGTTGACCTCTGCAATTGCCGCCAACAGGGCAACGCCTGCGGTATCTGGCGGCAGGTCTGCGGGCAGGGTGCGCGATACCTGAAATTCAGCCAGATCCAAATCAGGCCAGAATGTCACGCCGTTGGTGATAACGGTCGGCGTGACCGTTAACGGTTTGCCGCTGATACTGAAACTTGGGCCACTCATCGTTTACACCTTGTCTGCAAAAGAAACGGGCTAACGGGATCCATAGCCAACAACCCAGAGGGTTGATGCCTCCCCCGCGCCCGTCCCGGCTCTGCGGGAGTCGTTATTGCTTGTTCAGGCTGTTAATACGGGCGCGGATCTTGTCGCGCATGGTCCTGACACCGGCGTTTTTGTTGTACGCGTGCGCCTGGGCCAGCAGGGCATCAGCCCGTTCAAGCGTTTCGACGTCATCCACGGCAGTGGCACGCGGCTGGCCTTTCTCGTCACGCAGCATGTAAAGCCCTGCGAACTTGAACCATTTTGCGTTTATGTCTTCGTGAAGACGCCACTTTTCACGGATGCTTTCGAAAGTGCGGCTGAAATATGGCTCAACGCTGTGACCGGCTTCCGCCTGGGCCTCTGCCCATTCCAGCACCGTATCAGCCACGAATGCGGGCATGGTGCTTTTGAAGTTCTCCGGCATCGACTGGTTTTCAGTGATAGCCACGTCGGCCCAGTCCAGCGCCTTACCCATTTCCCCCGTGTCGAACAACCAGATCACGCAGTAAACCAGGGCCGGATTTGCGAATCGGGTCTCACCGGCAAGATAGGTCTCAACGGTCGGCATCCAGCGCGGCAACAACACATCGCGTTTAAATTCGATGCGATCTTCGGTACGCGGCAGGCTGCGGAGTTGCTCCACATCTTTTTCCAGTTCCAGCTTTTGCAGGTGGAAGCTAACCGGCGAGGACGCCAGGGCTTCGCGGTTATCCAGCGCCTTTGCAGTTTTGACGCGTGCGCGGTGTCGCTGACACGGGGACATAGCCATCTTTATTCACCCTCGCCCGGTGCTGGTTCTGGCGCTGGCTCATCTGTAGCCAGGGTGATTTTGTCGAACGCTGCATAAAGCTCGTCATGCTCGACAGCGTACCCTTCCATACGCAGATAGCTGTTTTCGAACTGTTTGCGGTCGTCGCTCCAGTCTGCCTTACGCTTGCGGGTTCCTGCCTGGGTGTAAATATGCAGGTTGCTCAGCGTGGTAATAATCAGGCGACCTTCCGGCATGAACGGCGGGGTATAAACCTGTTTACCGGCAATCTGACGATTCATCAGTTGCGCGGCCACTTTCTCAGTAGGGCGATCAACCATGTTCATCATGGTGGTGGCATCCTTACCGATCAGGTCACCCGAAATGAGGACGCACAGATTTGGATCGTTGCGATAATGCTCCAGGATGCACGTATGAAGCAGGTCGGTAACTGCCGCATCCAGCGAAACATAATCCGCACCGGCCCCGCCCAGCGTGACTTCATCGGTGATGATCTGACCCGGCGAGCGCGTTTTAACAATCTGGTGCCAGCCGATGTTGACGTCTTCACCGTTCGGGTTGGCTTCCGGGTCGGTGTTTTCTGCGGCGCTGATACCGTTGAACGCAACGCGCAGCATATCGAGTGCAAATTGCTCATTGCTGAACGCCTGGATCAACTGGAAGAATTCATCTTCACTGCCGGAATTCGCCCAGTTAGTCAGGGTGTTGTAATCCAGATAAGAGCCGGAATCAGTTTCGGCCAGCGCATAGGTATTGCCATCCACACCCAGAGGACGCTGGAAGCGACCGCCTTTTTTACGACCGGTATAAATACCTGGCTTACCGGTGCTGACAACCTGGCCGGTGGTTTGCTGCACGTCTCGCACGTTCACCAGGCGAAGGAATTCGGAGGATTCCAGAAGCGCCTGACGCAGCAGGGTTTCCTTGGGTGGGGTGATCGCAAAGAATTTCGATGTATCACGTACACCATAAGATTTCGCCAGTTCCGTCGTGAACTTATGCAAAAGTCCTTCGGCCTGGGGTGACAACTGTTGCGCGTTTTGCATGTACTTTTCCTTTCAAAGAGCGCTTTAAACTAATTCGCGTTTTTTCTGTTCGCCTGCGGGTGCACGACTTGGGCGGCGGGTATTACCATCCTCACTCGCGGAAAGCTTCGTCAGCACCGTGGACAGTTGCGCAGAAAGATCAGCCAACTGGTTATCAGCAGGCTGGCGACGTGCAGAGAATTCGCGGCGACGGCTGCGGCGCGGGCGTTTCGACGGGGTCACGTTGAACGCTTTCATTGCTTTTACCAGGTTGGCTTTTGCAACACTGAATTCTTCCGCTTTGACTTCGTCTTCCGGGTTCTCTGCCACTTCCTCTGCAAGGTCGGCCACTTCGGCCGCAGCGTCGGCAATGTCACCCGCAATCTCTGCCACTTCGTCGGCGGCCTGCTCTGGCGTGTCAACGTCGGTGGCATCGCCGCTGGCAGCGTCTTTTCCGCTTTTAACTAAATCCAGCAGTTGCTGAATGAGGGCTTTTAATTCTTCCATCTTTTGTTCCTCGCCCTCGTTGGGCTTGTCGGTGTTAGGTTCTGGTGTTGGCGTTAATTCTTTGCTGGCCGAAAATAACCGCGTCCAGAAAGAATCTTTTTTATCCGGCTTGCTCGTCTGCAATTTACCCAGACTGAACGTTTCCAGGCTTCCGCGTTCGCCGTCCTTTTCTTCTCCAGCGAGAATAAACTTAAGTCGCTCAGTCCCAAGACTTGCCGGAATATCTGTTACCGCCAGTCCGAAAAGATAATCCCGTCCGCTACCGCCGAAGTCAGGAATAAACTCAGCAGACGTAAATAACTTTTGTTCCATTCGGTTGGCATCAATAAGAAACTGATTAGGGATTAACTGGGCATATAATTTAGTGACATCACCTTCCGTCTCCACTTTCAGTGCATCCACAGTACCCAGATTGCATGTAAATTCACGCTCCCCGATATCGTGCTGAGGATGATGCGGCCATATCATGGCTGTGTAGGTTTTTGGGGTGTATGTTTCTGCCGCGTCAATTAACCATTGTGGCTCAATGATGCGTCCGTCCACGGCCTTGCCGGATGTGGCAATACATAGCCAATCAGTTCGGTAACTGGGTTGTGGCATAACTGACCTTCGATAATAGGTTAATTAAATGATTCTTCTGTGGTGGTCAGTATTGCCAATTAAATAAAACAGCGCGACCGCTTTATTTCTTATGCATTCGGTTATGAAAGGTTAACCACCTTCTGCCGATATTTAATTATCAGTCTGGTCAAATAATCCCGTCATAATAGCCTCATGGCTAAATATTCCGATGAATTAAAAGAAGCGGCCCGCACGCTATACATTAAAAGCTGGTCGCCGAAAGATATTGCGCAGGAATTGAATATTCCACCACGCACCATTTACCACTGGGCTGACGTCGGCGAGTGGGCATCACTGCTGCCCGTCGAATCAGTGGAAAACGTCATCGCCCGCCGCATCGACCAGCTTTCCCGACGTGAGAAAAAAACGGCGCTGGAACTGGAAGAACTCCGCGATCTGATTGCCCATCACGTCAAGCTCATGGCGCAGCGCAACAAGCATGCCGAAAAACTGGCCGAAATTCAGGCCAAAAAAGCATCCTATGACGGGGAGGGCTATTGTCTCAGCAGCGCAGGTGGGGAACCAGGGGAACGGGAAGGAAAGCGCCGGTATAAGAAAAACGACGTTTCCGGGCTGACGCCTGAAATGCTCGACACCTGGGCGCGGGAACATCTTTTCGAATATCAGCTACATTGCCGCGAGCACAAAGGCGAAGACTGGCGCTTTATCCTTAAAAGCCGTCAGGTCGGCATGACCTACTATTTTGCATGGGAAGCCTTTGAAGACGCTGTCATCAGCGGTGATAACCAGGTGTTTTTCTCCGCATCACGTGCTCAGTCGGAAATCTTCCGCGAATACATTGTCCAGATTGCGCAGAACCATTTCGGCATCACGCTGACCGGCAAAAATATCCGCCTCAGTAACGGCGCAATCCTGCGCTTTCTGTCCACGAACGCCAGCACCGCGCAGGGCTTTAACGGCCACCTGTACGGTGATGAAGTCTTCTGGATCCCGAAATTCACGCGCCTGCATGAAGTTGCCAGCGCAATGGCAACGCACAACAAATTCAGGACGACCTACTTTTCTACGCCCAGTGCCAAAACGCACCAGGCGTACCCGGTATGGACCGGCGACGAGTGGCGCGGTGATGATGCGAAGCGCAAAGGGATTGAGTTTCCCAAGGAAAGCGCCATGCGCCAGGGCATCATCTGCCCGGATGGGATCTGGCGTTACATCATCACAATGGAAGACGCGATCAAAGGCGGACTGGGTGCGCTCGTCGATATTGAACGCCTGCGCAACAAATACAACCCGACTGCGTTCGCCATGCTTTACATGTGCCAGTTCGTTGACAGTAAAGACGCGGTCTTCAAATTCTCGGCGCTGGTTGGCTGCGAAGTGGACCGCGCAACATGGGGGGATTATGACCCGACCGCCGCACGGCCCTTTGGTAACCGCGAAGTGTGGGCAGGCTTTGACCCGTCGCGCTCCGGTGACAACTCCACCTTTGTGATTGTCGCGCCCCCTATCCACGATGGCGAACGCTTCCGCGTCCTGGCCTGCTGGCAATGGCAGGGCTTCAACTTTAGCTGGCAGGCGGACCAGATACGGCAGCTTATGCGCCGTTTTAATATTACCTACATCGGGATCGACACAACCGGCATCGGGAAAGGGGTGTATGACCTGGTCAGCAAGTTTGCCCCACGCGAGGCGAACGCCATTCTTTACAGCGTCGAAAGTAAAAACCGCCTGGTAATGAAGATGATCGACGTCGTGGAACGTAAGCGCATTGAATGGGCGAAAGACGCCATAGACGAAACCAACAAAGAGCGCGTAGAAATCCCGGCGTCATTTATGGCTATCCGTCGCACCACGACTAACAGCGGCAACGCGCTGACGTTCGTCGCGGAACGCTCAGACGCAACCGGCCACGCGGACGTTTTCTTCGCTATCTCGCACGCCGTAATCAACGAACCTATCGATCACGAATTTGACCGCCCATCGACCTGGGCTTTTGGGAAAGCAGCATGACGACTAAAAAACAGCGGAAAGCGAAAAAATTCAGGGCTGCAACCGGCAGCAACATTGAAACATTCACGCCCGGACGCGGCAGCGTAATAACCTTTGGTGAACCTGAACCCATACTCACAACCGGTACCGACTATCACAATATCTGGTATGACAATGAATATGACCACTGGCGACTCCCGATTGACCGTCTGGCGCTGGCTCAGTTGCCAAACCTCAACGGCCAGCATGGTGGCGTTTTGTATGCACGGCGCAACATGGTTGCCGGTGGCTATATCGGCGGCGGCCTGACGCCTGACCAGGTCGAACAAATGGTTTTTGATTATTTGCTGTTTGGCGACGTCGCTATCCTGAAAATTCGTAACGTTTTCGGGGAGGTGATCGACCTGCTGCCGCTGCCGTCGCTTTATCTCCGCTGCCGGAAGGACGGGACATTCGCCATTCTCCAGGAGGGACCGGCGCTGATTTATGACCCGCAGGACATTGTCTTCTTTAAAATGTATGACCCGCGTCAGCAGGTCTATGGCCTGCCGGATTATATCGGCGGGATCCATTCCGTTTTACTTAACAGCGAAGCGACCATCTTCCGCCGCCGCTACTACAACAACGGTGCACACATGGGCTTTATTCTGTATACCAGCGACCCAAATTTAACGCTGGAAATGGAAAATGAAATCAAAGACAAGATTGCGCAGTCGAAAGGGCTGGGCAACTTCCGCAACATGTTTATCAACATCCCGAAAGGTGACCCGGACGGGGTCAAAATCCTGCCGGTAGGTGAAGTCAGCGCAAAGGATGAATTCCAGAACATCAAAGGGATCACCGCGCAGGATATCTTTACCGCTCACCGCTTCCCCGCAGGGCTGGCGGGCATCATCCCGACGAACGGCGCGGTAATGGGCAACCCTGAAACCGCCCGCACAACCTACCGGAAAGATGAAGTTATCCCGCTTCAACGTAAATTTATGAACGGGGTGAACAATGACCCGGAGATCCCGCCACGCTTACACCTGAATTTTGATGTTGAATTGCCGGTAATTACCGCCGATAAGGGCGAAAAATGAGCATAATTAGTTTAAAATCATCCCCATTGTTAGCAATGGCGTGCGGGGTGGTGAACATGCGAGTTTTTAAGATTAAATGTCCTGAATGCGGCCAACCGGCCATCATTCGTAAATCAGACTGGAAAGATAAAAAACTGGCGGATTTATACTGCGCGTGCACCGAAGTTGAATGCGGCCACACGTTTGTTTTTAACGCCACGTTTTCTCACACGCTCAGCCCCAGCGGGCTGACCGGTAACAAGTTGGTCAAATTCCTGATTGACCGGCTCAAGCCAGAAGAGCGCCAGTTCGCACTGGACCTGCTCAACGGCCAGACCGCATAAAAGAAGCCCGCCTCACGCGGGCTTTTTTATATGCACCATCTGCTAATCACCATACCTTCATTAAATTTAAGATTGCGACCCTTACAACATAGGGATTCCTGTCTTGGGCAACCTTCAAAAGATGCTCGCAGCACCCGTCCAACAACTCAGTTGGATTAATCCCAACCGTATCGTCGTATTCAATCGAGGTTGAACCATTGCCATTAAAAACCAGCCGGCCGTTTGCGTCGTAACCCTCAAAGTAACTGATATAACTTGATTTCATCTTTCTATTCCTACTCATTTTAAACCAAAAACATGCGGACTCTTTGCCGCCCGCACCCGCAGAATCCCGCCGACCACCGCAACCAGTTGCGGCGGCCCGCGAGATTTACTTATCGTTTTGGTGGTTCACTCTCAGCGGCGGCCACCATCTTTCTGTATTCGCCGACTGGATCGAACCGCAGCCGCGACACATCAACGCCGTGGTTATCCCTCAGCCGTTCCCACAATTTATTTACTGTGTCGGATTCGTCGTATTGCTGACGTGTGAGTATCTCGCCGTCCGAACTGGCGCGATAAACCCTCCCGTTTATTGCCAGTCTGCTGCCTTTCAGCAGTGAAATTGCCTGCGCTTCGGAAATATCCAGCGCATAAAGCGAGGCATCCGCCAGCAATCTGGCAACCGCTGGCGCAAATGCGGCCCGTCTTGCGTTTTCTTCCGCCGATTTTGATTCGATTTTTTCCACCGCAGCACGCCAGGCAACATCCAGATCACTGCCGGGGTCATACGGTGACCCTGTTTTCACTCTCCTGACGGGCATTTCCCGTAACCGGCGAACCAGCTTGCGCCGCGTGGCTGCGTCCATATTTTCAAAATCGACTATTTCTTCCGCTGAATCTTCTGTCATACCCTCAACGTCAGGCGGTAAATCGGTGATTTTTTCGTCTTCCGTAGAGTTATTGACAGAACTCCAAGCGTCGCCGGGTGGCGACGGCAAAACGTCAACCCCCAAACCGGGGCCGCTTTTGGCCCCGGTGGTGGCTTTGGATTTGGCGCGGATTGTCCACTTAACCAGACGCGTGCAAATGCGGGAGGACTCACCCAGACGGGGCGACCAGACGCCGAAGACCTTTTCCGGGATCTCACAGTAGGCGTTCATTTCATCGGCTGGTTGGTAGGCGAGACGAACAACATAATTTTCACGCGGGATCAACACACCGCCCTGGCGCAAAATGTATGTTGCGAAGCAACCCACATCGGCAGCGGCACAGACTGCATCCATTTCGGGATCGGCAAGCATGGCCGCGCCACGCTTGAAGGTGTTCGCAATTTTGCGCTGGTTGGTTAATTGGTTGCTCAGTTTGCGCAGTTCGCGATAAACGGACACAGGCGGCTGGCCCAGCGGCTGAAACTGGCGGATGCGGTGAAGCGATGCCCACGCCATTGCATATCTGGCCGTTTCATTCAGCGGCTTGCCCGTCTCGTCGTCCAGCTCACCGGCCAGCGCGTGGCCGTCGATATTCTTGGAAATATATTTCGCGATATAGGCCGTTGCTGACCCCTTACGCGGATCCATTTTTTTGGACTTGAAACGAGCGCCGGTATTGCGGCCCAGTTCGTCGCGGTCCTCCGCAATGAAGTAAGCGCGAAGGATCGCGACAGTGGCTTTTACTTCCGCTTGCGGCATGAATAACAGGGCGTGCCAGTGCGGCGTACCGTCGTGGTGTGGCTCTGCGACACGGAAGCCATAAGGGCGCAAATCTTCACGTTTCAGTTTTGCGGTTGCGCGGTTCCAGACGCGGCATAAATACCGCTGCGCCTGGGCAACGGTGGTGTGATTCCACTTGCCGTTATGGTGACCGGATTCGACATTGCTGTGATATTTGGACGGGCAAGTGATGGTCAGGAAGATGCCCACATCGCCGCGCTGTTGTGCGACAAGCTCCACGCCAGCCATACGCGCCATTAGCTCATGGCGGCGGATCGCCGGATTGGACGTGGACTTGTTAATCATATCTTCAAGCGATGAAACGTTGCCGTCTTCGTCTACAAGCTCATGACTCTTGAAAAATTCGCGGTTCTTCCGGCGCTGTTCCTGCCACTCAACCAGGCTTGATGCGCTTACATAGGCGTGGGCCTTGCGGTGAACTGCGCCGACTGCACGCAACTGGTTTTCGCGCCAGTCGCAGCGAAGACGCCAGATTTTACGGCCCCACCAGTCCGGCGAGCACATACGCAGAATGGCGGTAAAGATCCGCTCACGTTCCCACGGCGCAGTCCATGCAGGAGGCACAACGCGCAAGGCCAGCATTTCGCGGCCCAGGTGGCAATAGATCCAGTCCAGTTCCTCAACGCTCATGCCCTCGGCGGTCAGGCCCAAAGCGGCGCACTCGGTTTCAAGCATTTCAGCCAGGCGGCTGGCAATCTCATGCGCGGCGCTTAACGTTTCCCGTTTGGTGAAATCTGCCAGGCGTTGCCAGCGGTTATGCCAGTAGGCGGCCAGTTCGCTGTTGACGTCTGTCGCAACGCCTTGTTTGCTGCGCACGGCATCAAGACGCAGTAATGATTTTTTCACGGTCCCCATAAGAAAATCATTAATGTGTCGGGCTTCGCGGTTGACGCGTAACCAGTCGATTTTTTTGCGCCAGACTTCGCGGATAAAGAACGGCTCAGACAGCAAACGGGCCTCCACACCTTCCGGCGTGCTGGCCCATGCGGCTGCGGCGGCCTTTGCTTCGGCCATATCTTTTCTGACGATCTCTTGATGTACTGAAAACGGCAGGCCGTGCGGCTCGTATTTGTCCAGCGCATTGATCAGCGCTTCACGATTGCGAACCTCTGCCGGGTTGTAACCGGCGCGTTTGATAAGCCGGTCGATATGCTTTTCAACGGCGGGGTGATGCGCCACCGCCCCGGCGAGCGGGGCGAGTTTTGCCGATTCAAAGATAAACACCCCAATTGCGGGGCGTGGCTTATTCCAGGGCCAGGCGAAATCCGTCATTTCTTACTTTCCACGTTGTACTTTTCGTGGGTCATAAGTGACCAAACCTTGCCGCCGTCTTTACTCAACAAGCGCCAGCGGCAACCCAGACGGATCACCAGGTAATGATGTGGCACGATGCGGGAATAATTTTTCCGGCCTTTCGCGTACTGGCTTAATTCAGCCGTTGCACGCTTGCTTACGCACAGCGGTGCGGCGCATGAAATCTGCAAACGGGTAGTCACTGGAAAGCCTCCACACCATTCGCGGCAGCCGTTGAGATCATCTCTTTGTATGTAGCTTCCCCCATTACTGGGCCGCAATCCGGGCAGCAACCACCACCGGCACGCCCGCAGCCGTCGCACACTTTGAGGACGCCGATCACCTCGCTGGCGACTCCCCTGGTAATGCTGTTCGCACTAACCGAACGGTTAACGCTGATTTCCTGGAACTTGAATTTGTTGTAAATCTCGCGAGTGGTGGGGGTATCGCTGTTTGACAGGATCACCGGCGAACCAGTCAGACGATTGGCTGCCAGCAAGGCCGCAGCTAACTGACGGTGTTGTTTCTCACCAAAGGGGGCGGTGTGATACTGGGTAAAATTGGCGGTTTCGCTAACAGGCAGGTACGGCGGGTCACAGTAGATCACGGCATCACTGCCAATCATGATTTTTAATGTGCTCTGGTAGTCGCAACAAACGAAAATGGCTTTTGTGTCGTTGGCCTTTTCAGAGAACAAACGGATCTGTTCTTCCGGGAAGTAAGGCGGGTTTTTGTGCTGACCAAAGGGAACGTTATATCCGCCCTGGCGGTTGTAGCGCACAACGCCGTTATAACCGTGGCGATTCAGATAAAGGAATTGCGCTGCGCGAAGAATCTTGCCCGTGTCCGGGCCGTTTTCGAAAACTTCACGCGAAGTAAGATTATCTTTGGCACGGGCGTTGAAATCACCACGGACCCACAGATAACCGTCTTTATTTCCATACACTTTAAACAGAGGGCGAGCAGCGTCGATTACTGCATCCGGCCAGCGCGTTATCTGGCGGTAAAGGTTGATGAGATCTGGATTGATATCACCCAGGATATAGCGGCGATATTCAGTATTGAGGAAAACAGAAGCACCGCCGACGAACGGTTCAACAAGGCAATCAGCCTTAGGCAGTACCGGCAGCAGATCGGGAATTACGCGACTTTTACCACCAGGCCATTTTACAAGCGAACGTATCATTTTACTTTCTCCAGGGTGCAAGAAGCCCGACGCGTTAGCGCCTGTTTCTTTTTTGTGGTCAGTTATTTGTTAATTGGTTGGTTTGTCTGGCTCTGGCGGCTTGTCACGTAACGCCTGCATTTCAGCGCGGGGCGCGGCGTAGTCCTCAAATTCCCACGGCATTGACGCGGCGAACTCTGAAAGGCGCTTAATGCCTATCAAAAGGCATGTTTGTTCCTTTTCAGTCAGATTTTCGTAGGTACGATCCAGATGCTGGGCTGTCAGCTTCGGCATTCCGGCTATGTATCTGGCCGCATCGTTCGCCAGGATGAAGATCACTTTTTTACAGGCCTCATCCAGGCGATTGAATCGGGTTGCCGTATCGTTCATGCGGTTGGCATTCAAACTGGCTTGCAGCCTGGCGCGTTGTTCCAGAAAGCTGCGGCGGCCTGGTTGCTGTCCTGTTTTATCCATGAACATATCCACCTCACCAGAACTAAGCGAAGATGCCCATAAGACGGGCGAACCAGCGGCGCTTGTTGCGCGGGCGAGACATAAACGGCAAACGTGACTGTTTGATGAATTGCACGTCGGTTGCCTTTGGCTGGAAGAAACGACCGTCAGGGGTTTCAATCCAGCCACGAGTGTGGGCGCGGTGTGTTATCTGCTGGCCTTTAGTTAACAGGCTGGCGAACGAAGGGCAGTGCGTCATATCCATTATGTTCTCCAAATAATCAGAAGGCTGCCGGGAATATCCCCAGGCCCGGCACGTGTTTACTGTGTTAACATCGCCATGCCTGCGTAACTTTGAGCGGTGAAACAGGCATAACTAACGACTGCACAGAGGAAAACTTATGAGTTATAAGATTGATAACATTACATTCAACGTAGATCTCAATGACGTCAGTAGTGAGATAAATGCTTTAAAGATGGCGCTGGCCCTTTCCATTTTTTCGCACTCTAATGAACATGCTTTGAATGTCTTGAAATCGTTAAAAGAAATTAATGATCCTCACATCCAGAAAATCTATAAGGAACTTCTTCAGTTCAGCCCAGCAAATGCGGCTAAAATCTAACGAATAATTTATTGTTTAAGTTGTACCCATTCTGCTATTTGTTCTTCTGTTAATGGATGGGCGCAACTTATTACTACAGGCCCGCAAGAAAAATTGCGTTTAAAGTTAAGCCCTTTAATGAACTCCCCTACAAGACGAATAACTTCATCTTCGACGGGTTGACTATTCATTCCCCAGCCCTCAACGCGCAAATATACGTTTCCGGCGTGTGCTCCATCTCGGTAGTAATGAATGCAATGTGTATTACCATCATTTTTCATGCGGCAGTCCTCGCAGAGTTTCGGCGGGTTCGTTTGTGTGCCTGGTGGTTGTTCCCGGTGACACGGCGATATGTCGCCTTGTCACGCATCAGCCGATCAATGAAGTGCTTTTCCTCTGGGGTGATCAATGCGCGGCAATGTGCAACTGCATCCCAATATTCTTGCAGCATGATGAAACGTTTAGGGCGTTTCGAACCAGGCATCCCTTCGCGATGAACTGGCAATTGTGCGCGGTCCATCAGGTTGCGAACGCTCTTTAACGTGCGGCCAGTCAGATAAGCAAACTCGACCGGCGTAACGAAAATCTGTTTTTGCAGTTCTTCGGTATTCATATCCCGGATGCTTTCAGCCTGCGCGGTGGTCATTTTGCATGTGCGAGCAACGCGAGCGTTGTCTAACGGGAACTGGCGCAAATGTTGAGATCCCGCTGTTAAATCAATTTCTCGTAATTGTGTCATTTGTTAGACTCCATAATTAGCCATTCATGAGGCTTGTTAAGTCCAGTTTTGGCAATGTCAACACAAATGCTAAATGAGTAAATTGTGTTGTGTTCGGTTAATTATGTTGAGAACTCTAAATTATGTCAATGACACAAGGTGAGAAGTTAGCTCTTATTCGTGACTCTGAAAGATTAACCAAGAGGCAACTAACTGATTTAGTTGCTATTAACTATGGAACCTATCACGGATATGAAAGTGATAAATCCAAAATGACTTTGGAATCAGCTGTGAAAATCTTCGGACACCCCAGATTTAACAAATATCAAGACTGGTTCATGTATGACCGGATCGACCCAAGCCGGGGCCAGATCGCACCGGCTCTCGCACACTGTGGGCAAGAAACAACGCAATCAGACCAATCCGGGAAACAGACTGGTTAACGTTATATAAACATTACATTTTCACTATTTGTTACCAAGATAGTGAACTGACGATCGGAGGGTCTTCTTATGTCCGTTAAGAAACTCGAAGATGGTCGCTATGAAGTGGATGTAAGGCCGCGCGGACGTGATGGAAAACGCATTCGGCGGAAGTTTGACAGAAAGGCAGAAGCGCATGCATTTGAGCGCAGTATCATCGCCAAATTTCAGAATCATGATTACCTGAATAAACCGGCAGATAAACGAAAGCTGAGCGAGTTTATTGCGCTTTGGTGGCAGTTAATCGGACGAAACAAAAACTATGCGAACCGCAGATTGAGCGCGGTTAACTGTATTTGTCAGGATATGGGTGACCCTATGCTTTACCAGCTTGATGCGCGATGCATTATTGATTACCGGGCATACCGGCTGGAGCAGGGGATCAAGGCTTCAACGATAAATCATGACCTTTTCGCCTTGAGTGGGATTTTCAAGTCAATGGCTGAGATCGACGAGTTCCACGGAGAAAACCCCGTGACGTCGGTTGCAGCGTTGAAAGAACCCAAAACAGAAATGTCATACCTGACCCAGACAGAAGTTGATCGGCTCTTGTCGCTATGTTCCGGTGATTACTACCGCATTGCGATTTTACTGCTGGCTACCGGTGCGAGGTGGGGGGAGGCATACAATCTGAAAGCGGAAAATATTGTCGGTAACAGAGTTATGTTTACCCTAACGAAGAACGGCGAAAGGCGCGTGGTTCCGATATCGGATGATATCGCCAGGATTATAAAACACAGGGAGTCAGGGCGGCTTTTCCGGGTGAGTTATAAGACGTTCCGCTTGAGGATGAAAGAGGCCAAACCTAATTTGCCAGATGGACAGGCGGCCCACGCTTTGCGACATACATTCGCTACACACTTCATGATGAAGGGGGGCAACATCATTGCCTTGCAGCGAATTTTGGGCCATGCGGATATTTCTCAGACGATGGTTTATGCGCACTTCGCACCAGACTATTTGCTGGACGCTGTGAGCTATAATCCTCTCAGCGGAATGTCCACATTGTGTCCACACTCTGGAGGCAAAGCGGGGGATTTGAGGGTTAGTTAA